CCGGCTTCATGATGCGAGGCGCCTGCGCGATCTTCTGCGCCGTGGTCGCCTGCTTCGCGATCATCTGCCGGTACAGCATGCTTTCCCGCGCCATGACCAGCGCGCGCGGGTCAGCCGCCGCGCCTATCTCATGGTCCGCGTACCCGATGGTCCGCAGGTGATTGACCACCAGCGGCTTTTCGCGCTGCACTGTCGCGGGATCTTTCCACTCCGGCAGCATCGACGGCAACTGCTCACGAGCCCGTTGCAGCATGTGCTGCTGCTGCTCCTGCTGCTGCTGCTGCGCCTGCTGTCGTGCATGATCGAGCTGCTGTAAGACGCCGTTGTATTGATTGATGGCGTCATGCCAGCGGCGTTCCGCAAGCGGAGCCCCGATTGGATCGTTTTCGAAATCGGCTATAGTCGGCCGAGGCGGCAGCGCCGCCTGTAGCACCGTCGCCACCTGCTCCATATGCGTGACGTAGTTTTGCCGTTCCGCTGTCGCGGCTTGCGCCGCCGCTTCGGCTGCCCTGCGTTGCTCCGCCAACTGGTTTAGGTTGCGGGAATAGTCCGACTGGCGTTGGTAGCCGGCCAGCAGTTCGTCGCGCGTCACCTTCTCTTCGCGGCCGTCGATCTTGACCGTGTAGAGTTCCGGTTCCGCTTCCTGCGCCTGCTGCTGCTCCGGCTGCTCGCCGCCGTCGTCGTCGTCTTCGTCCGCGCCGTCATCGGGCGCCGTCTCCGGCCCCGGTTCCGGTACCGGGATTTCCTCCGGTTCCGGTTCCCGAGGTTCCGGCTGTTGATCCTGCGGCGGGCTCGTCGGCGGGCTTTGCTCCCGCTCAAGCTGCCCCTGGATCAAAGCAACAGGATCCTGTTCGCTTCCCGTAGAACCGGGTTCCGCGCTCATTCCGTCCATGTTGTATCTCTGCTTAGGGTGTCGTTATGCCGGCCGAGATTTCAGCGAGTTCGGCTTTCGCCATGTCGCCGTCATCGAGCACGGTACGCAGGACCGCCCGCACGTCGCGGACCGCCTGAATTCGGAACCAGAGCGCCTCGCGCCCGGCGGTATCGGTCGGGTGGGTGTCGCGCCAATCGCGCAGAAACCGCAGCTCCAGCGCATCGAACGCGCCGGTCAGCAGCGGGTCATCGACAATCAGCCGCGCCCGTTCCGCCTGATCCACGATCCGGCGGAGCTGGAATTCTGCGTCAGACGTCATACTATCGCGCTCCCGCAGCCATAGGACCGCGACCCATGACAATCAGCTTCAGTTGGCAAGCCGGCATGCTGCGCATTGACGCATACAAGCCCGATCCGAAGTTTCCGGACCGCACGGCGTTCCAACTCGGGTTCGCCTTGCATCTGACAGCCGACCAGGCCGAGCAATTGCGCGCAGTCATTGAGGTAGGCCCGAGCCAGGATGGATATTCGGCATTTGTTGAGGCGGCCCGCCCGGCTGCTGCGGCTGCATCTGCTGCTGCGCAATCTGCCCCTGCTGGCGGATCAACTCGCGGTCCCGGTCAACCTGCGCCCGTACCTGCGCGACGTTGATCTGCGCCCCGTAGCGCGCCTGCAACTCCGCCTGCTTCAGTGCGAAATCCATCTCCATCTTGTCCCGCTCGCGATCGTCTTCGCGCTGCTGCTTCTGCGCCTGGAGTTGCAGTTTGGCCTGCTCGATCTGCGCCTGCATCTGCACCGCCAGCAGGTTCGGATCCGGCGGAGGCGGAGGCGGAGCAGGCTGCGGAGTAGCGGCGGGGTCCGCGAAATACGGCTCGACCGACTTAAACCCGGCCAACTGCGTCAGCTTGGCGTACGTCGCGTAGAGGTGCTTTGGCTCGACAATGCCCAAGCCCCCTTGCGCCAGCAGCTCCTTTTGGCCGCCCAGGATCTGCGTCAGGTAGCCCATCTGCTCCAGCTTGTTGCCGGTCCCGAGCCCGACCTCAGTCACCAGATCCATATCCGCGTCCCACGCGCGGGGGTCCATCGGCACCCACGTATTGCGCAGGCGGATAACCCGCTCCGACTGCTGGTATCTGGTTATCAGGCGGAGGATGAGCTTGAAGATCCGCTTGAGCCCGGTTTCCGCGAACACGCGCGCGATCAACTCGACGCGGAGCGCGGCCGCCGCCTGGAGAGCCGCAACACCGGTTGCCGTCTGCGCCGCGTTGGCCCCGCCGCCGCGCAGCACGTCGCTATCGATGCCCTGCGCCATCTTCGAGACGCCGGAGCGCCCCTCCAGCACCCTGTCCACGTAATCCAGCATCGGAAATGCCGCAGCACCCACGAACTGCGTCGTCAACTCGCCGATCGCCTGCGGAGATTTCACGCGGACCGCACCCGTGCCCAAATAGTCCTGCACATTAACTTGCTGGTCTAAGATCCAGTGTCGCGGCTTGTTGGCGAGGTACAAGCTATTCAGCGTCTGCCGCATGATCGAGGTTTTGATTTCCTGAAGATCGCGGACCAGATCCGGAATACTCAGCCCGTCTTTCCTGTGCGGCATCAGAACCGGAGACAAGCAGGCGAACGGCGGACAATCGACCTCTTCCCGATCGAGCAGCACGCTATGGTTCGTCCCCGCCAGCGTCACCTTGACGAATTCCGCCCGGCCGTCGCCGTCGGCATCCGCCATCGTGTACCATTCCGTGATTTCGATTAACCGCGTCGCCCGGTCCCGGCTATCGCGGTTGATTTCCTGGAGTGTCGCGGGCTCCATCCGCTGCGATTTCTCGGAATTTTCGTCGTCTTCATCGGCCGTCGGCAGCCGATCGACCACGTCCCAGGCGTAGCCCATCTCCAGCAGTTCGGACTGCGTCACCGTCCGCTTGTGCCCCTGCCCCGGATCCGCGTCCGTCTTGCACGATGGCAGGAACAGATATTCTTCCGGCGGAATGCACGCGATCCGCACCCGCCCATCCGGAACAGTGCGCGTAAGTGCGACGTCGTACAGATCCACCGGCAGCCCGTCCGGACCGACCGGCCCAGGCGTCGCCGACTTCTCCGCCGCCGTAAGCTCTAGCTGCTCGTCCTGCATCAGCAGCGTTATCTGCTCGATGCTCAGCCCGCCAAGCTGCTCCGTCTGCACCTTCGGCTCATCTTCCCACCACGCCTTAATGACGCCGAGACGGGTTAAGAGCGCGTCTTTCGTCCAGGTATGGATGTTCAGGAACCCATCGTTGTCCCGGTTCCAGATCCAGTTGGCGTAGTCGGTTGCCTGCTCCGCCGCCTGCTCGTCCTCCGGCCCCTGCGGCTCAAAGCGTACGACGTCGTCACTGCTGGCGAACACCTTGAGCAGTTGAGGGTGGATCCACTCGACCGTTTCCAGCGTCTCGCGCGTCACGACGGAGCTTTCGTTCGGCTTGGACGCCCACAGGTTCTTGCCGTTGTAGTAGTCCATCGACTTCGACCGTTCGGCCGCCAGGTTCGCAACGTGGCTTTCCGCCGCGTCGATTTCCCGCTTGCAGACCAAGCGCAGATCGTCGTCGCTCATGGGCTTAGGTGTCGTTACCATGCTATGCCACCCATCCCGCATCCGCCTTCAGTGGTTTCGACCACCCATCATCCGCGCCGTCCGTCATCGCCATGGCGAAGCCGAGGAACGCATCAGCGGCATGGCTCGCGTCATCGTGCAGCGGTTCGCGCGTGTACTGCCCGGTTTCCGGATTGACGCCGTACCGGTACCGCCGCAGCGCGTTGAGCCCGTCCGCGCACTTGTCCGCGTCGAAGAAGCAGCGCGGGAACACCGTACGCGCCGCGTTGATCTGGTCCGCCTTGCGATGCACCGGAACCACCTGCACCTTGAAGCCGGCATCTTCTACCTGCTTCGCAATCGTCCGATCCGACGCTAGCAGCTCATGCTTTGCGTCGTGCGGCAGCCAGCAGGTACCGTAGACGTACCCGCGCTTTTGCAGTTCCTGGAGGTAGTGGCCGAGCGCATGGCCGCGCGACTGGTAGAAGTCCACCAGCCGGTATTCAAAGCCGACCTGCTGCGCAAACCAGATCGACGTCATGTCCGCCCGGCCCAGGTCCCAAAACGTCTGTACCGGTTTCGCGCCATCGACCGGCACGCGCATGAACCGCTTGTCTTTGGTCGCGGCCCGTATCTCGCTCGCGAAGATCGCACCATCGAGGACCTGCCGGGTATGGCCTTCCCACACCGTCAGGTACGCGTCATGGTCCCGCTCGCGCAGCGTCTCCATTTCCTGCCGCAACACGTCGGGAAACCACGGATTATCGGAATGATTGATCCGCCGCACGACGGCATCCGGAGGCGGATTTTTGACGAACCGGGTATATGTCTCGTCAGTGTCCAATTCCGGGTTGAAGCTGATCCAGATTTCCGAGCCCGGCTTGCGGATAGTCGGGATGAGAGTCTGCCACGAAGCCTTTGAGACGGTTTGCGCCTCTTCTACCCAGCAAATATCCGTGCCCTCGACCGACTTCAGCGAGTTGATGTTATGGCGCAGGCCCGCAAACGTGAATTCCGTACCGTTTCGCCCCCGTATGGCATTGTTCTGTATCTCGTAAAAGTCCGACAGGCCCATGCCGGCAATCTGATTGCTCAGCAGTCGATGCACGCTGTCAGCAACCGACTTCTGAATTTCACGGGCGCACAGGATTTGCAGCGGTTTCGCGGCGCCCTGGATGAGCAGCGCCCGCGCGAAACTCCAGCTTTTGGCGGAGCCACGGCCGCCGTACCCGACTTTGTAGCGCGACGGCTGGAACAGCCATTCCAGCGCTTCCGGGAATTCAACCAGCATCCGGCCCATGCTTGCCGGAAGGAATGAACACGACGCCCAGGTTGTTTCCCTCAGCGTCGGTATGGGCGATTTCCTGCTTTTCCTTCCAGCCCATCCGCGTCTTGGTCCACCAGACCATAGCGCCGACGTCGCCGCTGGTAGCCTTGACGAAGAGTGACT